GGAAAAGCGAAGGCTAAAAAAAGCGAACAAATTGAGGTTACAACTCAAAAGGGACAAAAATATGTATTTCAACACCCTGGATTACGAGAATCATTTCGAATGCGGGATCGTGCAAAAACTGAAACAGGAACATCATCAGAACTACTTTATAGCGAGTTCATGGAACATGTCGTTTTTACTGGCGATGGCGGTCGTGTGAATTGGGATTACTTTGAGGAAAATGGCGGATTATCTGAAGTTATGAAGGCGGCAGCGCAGTTCCTCTTTCAAGACGTGTAAACCTTATGAAGTCTATAAAGAACAAGTTGAAGAAAATTGGTTTTTCTGGCGCCCTGTTATGGAGCGCTTTTTAAGTTTTGAGCGAGCTGAAACTATGACACCAGATGAACTACATGAATTCAATGCTGCAATGGACGTATATATCGAACGAAAAAATGCGCAAAAAGGGGGTTGAATTGTGAGTATACGTGATCTATTTGTTGAAATTGGCATGGATATTGACGATGGCCCTTTAGCTGATTTAGACAGAAGAATTGACCAAGTTATATCGGCTATAACCCACATGGATTTTAGTGGTTTTAATAGCATGGAAAACGATGTAGACAGTTTAGTAGATGATTTTGATGATTTAGGAAATCACATTAATGATGTGGACCGTGAGTTAAACAGAATTTGGAGATAGCATAAATGATGTCGAAAGAAGCGCAAATGAAGCAGAAGGTGCTTTTGGTAAATTAAGAGGTGCTGTAGTTGGTTTAGGTGCTGCAATTGGTGCCTATATAGCAGTGGACAAAATAGTTGAAATAGGGGTAAGTGCTTTAGAAAGTGCAGCAACTGCCAAAGCAATGGCCTCGCAATTTGAACAAGTGTTTGCAGGCATGGAAGATGCTGCAACAAAAGCACTTGATAAAATTGCAACAGAAACAGGTATCCTTCCTAACCGTTTGAAAGGCAGTTACATTCAAATGGCAGCCTTTGCAAAAACTACAGGTGTAGATACAGCCGAAGCGTTAAAATTAACTGAGGGAGCCACTTTAGCGGCAGCAGATAGTGCAGCCTTTTATGACCGTTCTATCGAAGATGTTACCGAGAATCTTCAATCGTTCTTGAAAGGTAACTTTGAAAACGATGCCGCGCTTGGTATCTCAGCAACAGAAACCACTCGTAATACCAAAGCTACTGAATTATATGGAAAGTCGTTTATTAAGTTATCTGAGGCACAAAAGCAATTAACCTTGCTTGCAATGGTTGAGGATGGGAATAAACTTTCTGGTGCTATAGGGCAGGCAGCGAGGGAATCCGACAGTTGGGAAAACCAACTTGGAAATTTAAAGTCTGCAT